CCTGTCAATATTCCTGCAATTCGCATTGAGAATTCTGCAGTTGTATAGGTCTTACCCCCTGCCTTTATATTATCGGTTGCAAAGTTTATGATTCCCTCATTATCAGCTGCAACATTCGGAAGTATTGCTTTAAAGCTTTTATGATACGTTGACCGTTGTTCCTTTATGAAATTTACTACAGTATCAAGCTCTTCATCGGCAATGCCCGGAACAGCCAAGTATGACCACTTTTTGTTTTTCAATCTTTCAAGTGCCTCGTCAATTGTTCCGTCCGTTCCGACTCTTTCTACAATCACCTTTGCAGGTGTACCTAAAAATGCAAGTGACAGGAGATTTAAATTTGCAGCCGTATAATGGCTTTTGGTAATCTCCGATTCACTACCATATGTATGTGTTAATGCTGTGTTGCTGTTATCCTTTAAAATAACTGCAACTATACCTCGCTCACTTCTTGTGATTAAAGTTTCAGCTAAGGTTTTAAATTCAATTAGTATTTTCGGAAGTCCCACTGTTATCTTTCACCACTCTTTCATGTAAATTTTCCATCTTTGGAAGTTCTGCTGTTTTCGTTACCGTTTCCTGTATGAATTCCAATTCAAAATATGTGATAAGACTTAATTTATCTATATCAAATATTATCTCATTTAAGGAAAGGAATCTGTCCTTTACCTGCAATGAAGAATACAAGAATATCTGTTTAAATTCTTCTGCCCTTTCAATCAGCTCTTCCTTTGTTTCAATTTCAGGTATATATGTAATTTCAACACTAAGTGTTACAAGCTCTGAAAACTGATTCTGAACCTCAACACCCACCGGTAACACTTCAATAAAACAGGAAGGCTTTGGAAAGCCTTCCTTTACTTCAGATGCAACTGCTAAAAAATTGTTTACAGTAAGCTTTTTTGCAACTGCTTCTTCTATATCTTTTATCTGTATCATAACTCAACCTCGCTTGTTAAATCGGATAATAACTTCTCTGCCGACTTGCTAAAGCTCGCCTCCATGTCCTTAAAGCTTTGTTCAAGCATCTTTTTACCCTCAACACGTCCGCCGGATTTAATACCACGGACACCTCTCTCAACCACATTTAATTTTCTGCCGTTCACCCTTGTCTTACCGCCTCTGACAATTTCATGACCGTCTTCTACAAGGTGTGCATGAGGAGCTTCTGACTGAACTCTTACAACTCTCGTTTTCCCGTACATCTTTGGTTTCTTCATTCTCCATGAGGATTTTAACTTTTTAGTTTTCCCGACAGGTGTTTTGGATTTCGTTCTGTTGGTTACAAGCCTTCCTTGAGCAGCGAGCATAGCATCCACTTTATCGGGGTATTTCTTTTCTATCCGGCTAAATGCTTTTTGAAGCTCATCGAATCCGAATGTTCCGTCATCGTTTGCCATTTCAATCACCTGTCTTTTGTGTTATTTTTCCCTTTTCTGCTGCAACAATCTGCAGTTCCTCATGGCGTTCATTAAGGTCAAGAACCGACACAATTTCAAACTCTTTTTTGTTATACAGTATCCGCATATCAGAAGTTATGCCCGTAAAGTACCGTGTAAATATTTTGTATGTAGTTTCTGCCCTTATCTTCTGACTCTCTTCATACTCTCTCCCCGACATAGGTGTAACAAATGCCGCAACTGAAAATTCCTTTATGGCTCTTTTTCCTTCGTATGTTTTTCCATCTGAATATATCAGCACGGCATTGTTATCCTTATCATAAGAAAGATAAACATCATTTTTGCTTATCTTTTTTGCAGGATGGTATGGTGTATATCTTGGTACGGTCTCATGCATAGAATTTACATCCATATATGTTGGAGACAGAAATATTACCCTGTGACGTAACTTTGAAAAGTTCATCAGAACACCTCTTTCCGGTAAGCATCCAAGAGTCTGTATACAGTATCCGGAATCGGTGTTCCGTTCCTGTTTTCGTAAAAATGTGAAATGATTAAAAGCTGTGCTTGTTTTACAGATTCACTTTCTTTTGGAAGATTTGTACGTAGATAGTTTTCGCATAATTCCTTCGCTAAAATGAGAAGGACAGATAAATATCCGTCCTCCTCATCTGTGTCAATCCGCATAAATTCTTTTACATAATCAATTGTCAGCATCTTTCTTTACACTTTCTTTTGATTTTATTTCTTCTGCATACCCTGCCTTTATTAAAGCAACTGCCACATCTTTTTCAGCATCAACAATCTGACCTTTTGTGTAGGCAAAATCATATCCTGCACAGGTTACCTTTATTTTTATCTTCATTGTATACCTCCGTTTTTATGTATGCATTTTACGATGCACACTGTAAAGTCTTAACCGCTTCAGGAAGTGTCAGCTTTCCGTCCACTCTCTGATAGGTTCTGAATCCTATCTGACCTGTTGCTGCATAAAGCTCATTTAATCTCTGGAATATTCTACCCTGACGGTCAGCTATCCAGTAGTATGACAAGTCACCGAATACAAGAGGTTTCTTGCCTGTTCCGATTTCCGGCATATAGCTTGATGCATACACCTTATTTCCAATCAAGGTATCAGGCTGTCCTTCCTTCAGTCCCGGCTGCCACAGATAGATTCCGTTTTCATCCTTAAGCTGACGGATAGCTTTTATGGTAGAGTCATTGGCAATAAATACAGCCTTCTTTCTGTATGGTGAACGAAGACTATGATAGAGGTCTATAATCTCATCTGTGGTTATTGCATTTGAGGCAGTTGCTTTTTTGCCAATCTCAGCTGTATTTATGAGTCCTGTAGGTCTGCCGGTTCCGTCACCGTTTATGAACGCATTTTCTTCTGCAGCCGCCATTCTTCTTACAAACTCATTTGATATGTATCCTTCAATATCAAAAGCAGCATCATTTAAAAGTTCTTCAGAAACCTTTATGATTGATGAGAGCTTATGAGCACCGAGTGTGATTACACCAAACGAATCATCTGATTCTGTAAATGCCGCCTCTTCATCTGTCCATACAGCCTCACCATGTCCTGCCACAACAGGTATCTTCTTATCACCGCTTGATGATAAGATAATGGTGGCAAGTGAGCGGATAATATTTTCTTCCTGAAGCCTGTCAATGAGCTTATTCTCAAATTCGTCAGGCACTAAAAAACCGCCCTCTGAGTCTGTGCCGATTTGTAAGGCATTTAAGACATCATAGTGCGGAGTCTTATTCTGCATAGCAGTCCAGAAAGCTTTCTTGTATTCATCTGTTGCTCTGCCTGTTTTTTCAGTTCCCGGTTTTGCAGGTGTGTTTGCAATGGGCTTTGATGTAGGGTTTGACATCTCAAGGTCAAGTGCCTCACGCCTTTCGATTATCCCTATCTCTTTTCCTAACGCTACAATCTCCTTTTCCATATTTTCATATGTAGCAGTATCCTCTGCAGACATTGTGTCACCGTTACGCTTTGCATTGTCTAAAAACAGCTTTGCCTTTTCCCAAAGCTCTGCTCTTTTCTGTCTTAATTCAATTGCTTTACTCATAGTAAATCCATCCTTTCTATTACTTTATTAAATTCAGTCTTGTTTCCAACTGTGAAATATCTGTTCCGGTTGGTTCTTTTTCTATACTTTTGAGCCTTTTTTTCATAGCTGCAACTGTATTTGTAACCATAGATGTTTTATCAAATACAACATCTTCCTCCTCTTCTTTTTCCTCTTTTACATCCTCCGAATAAAGGATTTTATCGCAGAACCCCAACTCAAGTGCAGCTTTAGCATTAAGCCATGTTTCTGCATCCATCATTTTAGATATTTTTGCACGGGATAGTCCGGTTTTGTTTTGATATGCATTTATGATGCATTCCTTAACCTCGTTTAAGAACTCAATACCCTGTTCAAGCTCTGACACTTCACCATAGAGCATCATGCTTGGGTTATGGCACATAAACATGGATACAGGTGACATATATACCATATCCCCTGCCATAGCAATAACGGAGGCTGCAGATGCAGCAAGGCTGTCAATCTTAACCGTAATCTTACCCTTGTGTTCTTTCAAAGCGTTATATATCTCATTTGCGGCAAAGACATCACCACCGGGTGAATTTATCCAAACCGTCAAGTCACCCTTGTAATTTGAAAGCTCATCCTTAAACATTGCAGGAGTAACTTCATCACCCCACCATGACTCATCTGCAATTGCACCGTTTAGTACAAGGACGTTTTCCAACACTTCTTCCTCTTCTTCGGTTTCCGCTTTATTTTTAACTGTTTTAAATTTCCAAAACTTATTCATTTAACTTTTCACCTTCTTCTTTATCCTCTTGTGTATTTCCCTCATTATTTTGTGCCCACGAACCGGCGTGAGCCAAGTCAACAAAGTTTCCGTTGCATAAATACCTGTCCCCTCCCATGCCTTTCGGAAGCTTATTCATATCCTCCAT